GAGCAAGTGCATAGCCTTGATAACCAATGATTTGTTTATTGCGGTCAGTCTCTTGGTCAAAGCAGAACAATGGAATCTGTAGTACTCGAGCACGAGTAGGTGTAGGCAAAGCCTTGACTGAGTATCCATAGATAACAGCACCCTTAGTTGGGTCTGTATTGTTTCTGTTTAAACGGAACTTGAACTGTGCTTCGGCTGTAACATCATTAAAGACAGGTGCTAAGTCATAGTCATAGATAGCGGTAGTACCTTCTGGCACTGTCTGAAATGCTATGTCTGTACCATCAATAACACGAAACATATCTATGTCACCTTGTAGTGTTCCTTCAAGGCGCAATTTAATACGCTTCCATGCCTTGTTCTCGAAAGTATCAAAGCGAATAACGCCAGTAGTTATCTCACCTGACTCAACATAATCTGTCTGCGACTCACGCCATAATCCAGAGTCCTCAACTGTAAATGCTTTGTGTCCGTTGGCAAATGTAGCAATAGACCAGATGTAGCCAGTAGTACCTGATGCATAAATATCTTTAGCGTACGCATACTTGCCGCTACCTAATGGTGAGCCAAGGTTAATACGGATAAGTCCTGAGTAACTATCTACTTCACTTTTTACACCAGCCCAGATGTATTCGTTTCTGGCTGTAAATGCATAGACATCGTAGGCTGATTCGTACACAAGCGGACCATAAGATAGGTTGCCAGTAGCATCTGAGATTGCAATCCGCACGCCTTGGCTAGTACCAATGGCTACAAAGGTACCAAGGTATCCATACAAAGCAGTAAGGCGTTCGCCTCGTGGTAGCACAAGTACTGTAGTCATAGTGCTTAGTGCACCAGTGTTATCTACTGAAATCTTAAGGGCGACACCTTCATCACCTGAGAATCCACCGACATAGATAGCAGCACTTGACTCTGTAATACCCATGAATCTAAATCCAATAGGTAAGGTAGCGCTACCATTAACAGCGGTAAGTGTACTGATATTGATACTTGAACCTGTGTTGCGTACCAACTCATAGACAAATGTATTCTTTGCTGTATCAGTAAAGCCCAACATAAAGCGTTGCTTGACATAAGAGATAAAAGCAGAGGTAGCATTGGCTGTGTTAATCGCGTAGTCCTGATGTAAGGCAGGGCTAACGGCATCGAATGAGTAACGCCATACCTTAGTAGGTGTGACCATCATTAAGTCATTACCACCCATTGCAGCATAAAGAATTTCTTCATTAATGGCTGTGTTGTTAATAATTGTTGCTGTTGTACCAGCAGTAGTAGTGGTTGTTACACGGGCTGTAACGGCTGCTGAACCAGTGACTTTAACTAGGTACTCAACGCCACTGATAATGGTAGAGAAAACACCAGAGCGGGCAGTAGAAGCCTGTGTAAGGCTTGTAGAGTGGAGCAGGCTCAACTGTCCTGGAGTCCATGGGTCTACGCCTACTGAGTCAGAGAACTGAAACTTAACCTCATCAGGCGTGCCAACGATAGGCTCTTGGTATGTGATGCCTCCACCTAAGTGGAAGGATGACTGTGAACGAATCCAATAGCCTGAGCCTGACAGTGATTGCTCACCTGGGTCACGGGCATTGTCAAAGCGCTGAGTTCTAAACTCTGCAGTCTGACGGCGGTATGGTGTTGCATCTGTGATGCCATAGATAAACGGCATGCCACCGATAGCAACATCAAACTTGTATGTGGTTGGGTCATAGTAGGCGGATGTTCGACCAGACAGGTCAATTATCACGCGCTCGGATATATCAGGTGGGCGACTTGCCACTATGTCTCCTTAATTAGATTTTCTACCCCAGGATATTTTGTCCCAGATTCTTTCATGCCAGTAATAGATACCAATCTTGACTACTGTTTCCCAAAGCGCAATCAGCGCAGAAAGAGTTCCTTCGCCAGTAATAACAAATACAACAGCAAAAGAACTAAGTGTTCCAAAGATTCTATAACTGAGTGATTTAGTAAATGAACGGGACTTGCTTACTTTCACAAGCCAAGTTCTTTTCTTTTCTGTGTTGCTGAGATTGCATGTATGTCTGCACCTAAATCAACTTGCTCAATCTTGTAGCCAACATCACGCCCATAAACTATGTTCGTAATGTTAGGAAACTTTACAACGAAAGATGACCGTTCTTCGGCTCGTATCCGATTGGCAACTTCTTGATAAGGGAGAGGGTCTTTCTCGCTAGTGCCGTGAGTATCCCTAACGCCAATAACAACCTGTGCTGTACGCTCATGTGCTTTCTCCAATAGTGCGTGGTGTCCCTCATGCCATGGTTGATACCGACCAAGCAATAGGGTTGTAGGTGCCTTCCAGTCATGCAGACCAGACTGAGCAATGATTAAATCTGTTTGACCTTTACTGTCGTAAGACACAAAATGATAGTCAAACTCAGTAGGCTTTTCCCACAGTTTGTTTGTATCTTCAAAGCGACCCTCGGCAAGAGTGTCCATCCAGATACAGATGTCAGGCTTACCGAAGGCTGCACGAGTAGCAGCGGTAGGGCAGATGAAGTCAACAACAACATCTAAGCCTTGGCTAGATAGCATCTTAGCCATCTCACCAAGACGGCGGGCGTGTTCAACTCTATCCTCTGGCGCAAAGCCTAAGTCAGAGTTAATGGTTGCCCGTACATAATCAGCGTTTAAATGTACAGCATTGATGCGGTCAGCCAGAGCAGTGGCAAGTGTTGTCTTACCACTGCCAGGTAAACCGATAATTTGAATAATCATTTTATTGATACTTCTTTTTCTGCCAAAAGTTTTTGCGATATGAATTTGCAAAAGTTCTTCTAAACGCTCTAAAGTTTTTGTAAGCAACATCTGCATTATATGGTTCTTGAATTGATTTCCAGTCATCTCTTTTAATTGGAATTAGTTGAGCAACTGGAGTGCCTGCTTCTATTATTCCTTCAAAACCTTTTTTAAGAATAAAAGGAAATTGTATTGGCTGACTGTAAGTATCAGTATCCACAAAACCGCTAATAGTTCTAAATGGTAAATCAAATCTATTGGACGGGTGTGTGCAAAAAAGGCTGTAACCTTTTGGTGTTGTTATTTTCCAATCGTTGTGAAACTTAGCAACCATATAATGATAATCATCGGGTATAGAAAATCCTGGAAATTGATTGAGGGAGTGCCAAGTAATAATTTCTACCTCAGACTTCCATCTGATGTATGGTTCGTTATTAACTTGCTCAACATATATATCATCATCAAGTGTGAATACATATCCAGAAGTCATTGCATCTAAAAAGGGAACACATTTTTTTAAAGTATGATTATGCATTTGAGCATCTTCTTTCATACTTAATTTTTTTTCGTTATCAGTATATATAGGTATATTTTTATACCACTCAGGTATGAACTTAAGGGCAGGCTTTGGAGCGCTGCCCCCAAGTTCAACTTCCTTTTTTACTGGAAAGAACTTTATTTCTTTCATCTTGTCCCCTTAACATATCAGGCTAATATAGCGTTATATGTTACCATGGACTCATTGATTTTCTCTGCATACCTTGCATTTAAATCAGATTTAATTTGTTCTAGTTCTGCTGAGTTGTTAACTGGCATAGCATAATAATCTATTTTTGGTAACTTAGATATTTCAGCCAAGACTGCTTCATGGTCATAAGGCACTGCTTCAACCCCAAGTAACTGAGATAGTCTAGTACCTAAGATTTCAGGAGTCTGAGTTACTTCCTCAAAAGTAAATATTTCTATGTTGTTTTTTGCTTCAAGTATAGCATCAAGAAACTTTTTATTCTCATTAAATGCTTTGTCAATTTCAGCACCAGTTTCATACTTTCCAGCATAAATATGTGAAGCAACACTATCTAATGGATTACGAACTACAGTCATAACTACATCAAATAATCCAACTGTTTCTTTAAAAGTATTAGGGTTGTGTTGGTACAAATATCCCCATCTTTGAAAAGCCTCTGGAAATAAATGATGTACAGCGTGTGCAGTAAACTGATTTGCAGAGCGTACTGGTGCATCTATCATAATAGATGGACTGGTTGGTTGAAGTATTGTTTGCCAAGGGGTGATAAAATTTGTATTAAATATAGATTCATCTATAACAAATATATCTTTATCTGGATTATATTTATCTCCTGGAGATGCTGTTTTGTTTCTTACACCAGGTGCAGATAATATCCATTTGCCATCTAAATTAAGACTAGCAATAAATTCTTTACCAACGGATTCACTAACTGCTCCATCAATAGAACAGTTAGAATCATCAATAAGTATACAATCTGTTACAGTATTAGTGTCGTCTATTTTTACAAAAGTAGCCATTTAATTAACCTTTCAGGGTCTTATTTCGGAGTCTTAACAATGACAACACCAGAGCCACCGCCATATCCTGTTTGAGTATTGCGGTATTCTCCACCGCCACCGCCACCTTTATTTGCTTGTGGAGCGCCACTACCTGCTCCACCACCGCCTTGACCGCCTGCTCCGTCATTATCGCTAGAGCCACCACCGCCACCTGCGTAATAAACTTGAGTACCAGTAATAGCGTTTTGAACTCCGATACCACCAGCACCTGCTAGTCCTTGGGCGTTTAAATTTTGTTTAACAACATTAGCACCTGCACCACCTGCACCGCCACCACCGCCGCCGCCGCCGCCTTGACCTTGTTGACCACCACTAGCGTAGTAACTACCCGAACCGCCGTTATAGTGAACTTGACCAGTTCCTCCAGTACCTACACCAGAACCATAACCACCTGCTCCACCGCCACCACTAGCGCCATTTGAACCATTGATGTTTACATTGTATGAGCCTCCACCGCCACCACCTACTGATGAGATTGAAGATGTAAAGGCAAGAGTTGTTGTACCTCCAACACCACCAGTAGTACCAGTAGCATAAGAGCCAGTAGCGTTAGCACCACCATTACCAATAGTAACTGTGTAATTTCCAGCAGCAACGCTATTGACTGTACCAGTTTTAAGTTCTCCACTACCACCACCGCCAGAAATGCCTGACCATCCACCAGCACCTCCACCACCTACAACTAGGTAAGTAATGTTGTTTGTACCAGTAGTACGAAGGGTACCACTTGAATTAAATTGCATAATCCAATCAGTAGATGTGCTTATATCCGTACCACCGCTAGAAGTTGCAAAAGGATTTGGCTCATAACGAGTATTGCCATTAAGAAAAGAACCAGAGATGGTTCCATTTTTCATACTAAATACTGGAGTCATTAGGAAATCTCCACTCCTGAAATGTGAAATCTAATACCAGTGGTAGAAGCACTGCCAGTAATAGTAGCAGCAGGGTTAGTTGCTGGGATTACCTGTTTTAAATCTATAACCGTAGTGTCAAAAGCACCGACAGATACTGAAGTAGCCGCTGTTACAGTAGCAAAATCTAATGTAAAGTTAGCAGTGCTTGCAGTAGTATTAGTCACCAAAATATTAGTAACTACCGTAGTCGTTGAAGTATTAGGTTGTGTATATAGGGTTGTGCTTGTTGTCGCTGCTGATGTTCTAGCCAGCGTTTTGGATGTTACAGCCATTAGTTACTGTACCTTTCGCTTAGTAAACGCCCATTATGGAGTTTATTTCTATTGATGTTGTATCTACTACAGCCCAACTTGCAGTTGAACCATCTGTTGTTAAATATTTTCCTGCTTGCCCTGCTTGTGCAGGCACTACATAAACACTTGATGTGTCAAGACTTACTGTTACTGCACCAGAAGTTCCTCCACCAGATAATCCCGTACCTGCTGTAACTCCAGTTATATCTCCAGGATTAGCAGCAACCCATTCAAGTCCTGTAGTTGTTGCACTGTTAACACTAAGGATGTATCCGTTAGTTGAAGCAGCGGTTAGTACGGAAGGTGTTGATGCTGAACTTGCAGAGATTAAAGAACCTTTAGCGGTAAGGATTGTTTTATCAATAAAGTTAGATGTGTCAGGTGCTACAAGGTCCCAGGCTGCACCATCGTAAACCTTCATCGCACTAATGACTGAGTTAAAGTAAAGCGCTCCAGTAATAAGAGCGCCACCGTCATTGTCTACTGTAGGGTCAGATGTCTTAGAGCCTAGGTAGCGGTCATCAAACTCATCGTATGATGTTGCAGCACTATTAGCCGATGTCAATGCAGAACTTGCACTGGTAGATGCAGATGCAGCACTTGTAGCAGCAGCAGTAGCGCTGGCTGTTGCTGATGTTGCAGAAGTTGCTGCTGCTGTAGCAGAGTTGGCTGCACTTGTAGCAGATGTTGCTGCTGCAGTTGCTGATGCTGACGCATTAGATGCTTGAGCAATAGCAATAGATGCTGCGCTGTCTGCACTTGTTGCACTTGTTGCAGCAGCCGTTGCACTTGCTGCAGCACTTGTTGCTGATGTGGCAGCAGCCGTGGCTGATGCAGCAGCAGAAGTTGCTGAGGTTGCTGCAGCGCTTGCGCTGTTAGCAGCAGATGTTGCATAGCCTGCGATAGTTGCTACAGAAGCAGCAGCAGTTGTAGCAGAAGCAGCAGCACTTGTTGCGCTAGTTGCAGCAGCAGTAGCAGAGGCAGCAGCACTAGTAGCACTTGTGGCTGCTGCGGTAGCAGAGGCTGCAGCCGAAGTAGCAGAAGTAGCAGCAGCAGATGCACTAGTTGCAGATGCGCTTGCAGATGAAGCAGATGCTGTTGCGCTATTTGCTGACGATGTAGCGCTAGTAGCAGCAGAGGTTGCGCTGACTGCAGCAGATGCTGCGCTAATTGCAGCAGAGGTTGCTGAGCCAAGGATACTGTCTACATAATCCTTAGGTGTAGCAGATGATGCCACCATGCCAGCGCTAGATAGACCAGTAATAACTGGTGAACCTGAGATAGTTGGGCTAGTAAAGGTTGCACTTGTTGCAGTGACTGTACCTGTAATTGTAGCGCCGTTAATAATAGGTGTAGTAAGAGTCTTTTGTGTAAGTGTCTGTGCCTTGAGAGTTCCAACAACGACACCTTCGCCTGTGACAATACCATGCACATGTGTCTGGTTGGCAAGGTCGAGGATTGTTTGGTCAATATCAAAACCACGGGCAGCAATGTGAGTTTGTTCTTCACGGAACTCACGACCTGATACACCGTGGCGGACAACTGCTCCTGCGGAGTGTGCTACGCCTTGGGTATTATCAGAACCACGGGTTACTGAAAGTGTTGTACCTGAACCAGCAGTTACTGTGACTACTTCTTCTTTAGAAGTATCAGGGTCAACAATAAGTGTGTATGGGTATGATGAAGGAAAGCCAGAGACAGATGCGACAATGAACGCGGTGTTTGCCGCGCCTTGTGCCTGTGCTGGAATGGAACCTGAGAGCGCTGTTTCTACTGCAATCGAGGAGTAGTACCGCGCTGGGGAGCCTGGGTCGCCTGCTGCCATTTTTTAACCTATCTCTGGTAGTGGGAACGGATTGGGTGTTGACGGCGTTGGTTGTCCGCAACTTCGTTTAAACGCTGCTGGTAAATGCTGTACAAGTATCTGGAAGCGTTCTGTCCAGAACCTGTTGGTCGCACACCATCAAGGATGTCTGCAGATGCAGACTGTGGACCAAGGCGTGAAGGGTCCAAGAATGAAACCATACGGAAGGCTGCGCCATAGATGACTACATCTTCTGAGTATGAAGGCAAACCTGTTGTTGTAGCATAGTCATCATTGCCATTGACAAGAAGTGTTGGGCGCTTTGAATAGAATACATGCACTGTCTGTCCAGGCACAATGCCTGCGTAAACGCTAATGCTACGAGCAGAAGTAAATGCATCTGTATCTGCTGAGCGGTCTAGGTTGTAAGCACGAACTGGCATCCACTCTTTTGTTGGTCCTACTGTTGAGTAGGTAACACCAAGTGCGTTCTGGAAATCTGCTGGCAACTGGTATGTGGTTCGTGCTGCAATAAACTTAAAGTCTGTACTAGCAGTAGCAAATACCATTGGGTACATAGCATCAATAGTATTGTTGATAGCCTTTTTAATCTCATTGCGTGGGAACAATGGTGAGGCTATTAACTTTGCGTTTTGGTCATGTGTTGCAGCGGTAGTACCACGCTGTCCACGACCCCAAGGTGCAAGGGTAAGAGTATTGGCTACATTGTCTGTGTTGTTAACGAATACAATTTCATCGTCAATCTGTACATAGCCACGACCAATGCCTGTTGCATCGTACACAGATAGCGTTGTAGTTGTGCTAGTAGCGCTAGTTGTAAGCCAAGTGCTTGGCTCAGTATTTTCTGTGTAGCCATGCAGCACCGCTTCAACGCGGTCTGCTAGTTCATTAAATGTTGAACTCATAGGTTAATGCTCCTTAGGGCTACGACTCCTGATAATCCAGTGGTTCCTGCTAACTCATTACAGATGGCGTTATAGTCTTTGTAATCATCTGGCTGGCGAGTTGAATCAGCCTTGTAATTAAGAGCAGCAATAAGACCCAGACCAGATGTACCAGCCCATGCATTAGCAGCACCTTGTTCTACTTTGTATGCTGTCATTACTGGATATGTGCCACCGTTTGCAAGACGATTAAGTTCGTCTGCTAATGAACTTCCTGCTGCTCCTGTTGCCATTACTTAGCCTTTCGCTTCGCTGCTGCGTTGTCTACAAGGTTTGGATAAGGACGACCAGCCTTCTTTGCTGATGCCTTAGCCTTTGCCTTCTGAGATGCAGTTAAAGGTTTTGATTTCTTGTTAGGATTCTTTGTATCCCAAAATGCTTTCTTCTTCACCACTTCACCTTATTCGCCCAGAACGCCGCGCTCATCTTGCCTTTGGCAATGTTCTTAGCATGGCGTGCTTTGAATGATGCTTGACGGGCTGTTGGCTTTCTATCGCCAGTTACGCCCTGCTGACCAAATCGAATGGTCTTAACTTGATTGCCTTCTTTGGCAACCACAACATGTGACTTAGTTGGGTGAGAAGGAGTACGCTTTGGTTTATTAAAACCAGATACTCCTGCTCGTGCCAACCGTGAATCTTTTTTACTTGGCACGCTTCTTAGCCTTGCCAGCCTGAGACAATGCAATAGCGATTGCCTGCTTGCGGTTCTTGACTACTGGTGCCTTCTTTGGACCCTTTGGGTCTTTGCCTGCGTTAAGGGTTCCGCGTTTAAACTCACCCATTACCTTGGCAACCTTGTCTTTCTTAGGAGTACTTTTCTTCATTCTTGTCATCCTTTTCTGCCATAGGTCCTTCTTCGCCAATGCGAACAATCTTGATGTTGTTATACAAGGCAATGTTTGCCTCTGCTGGAGCAGCGTTTAGTGCGCGACCACCTACACCGTAGGGGTTTACTGAGCCGTAGCATCCACATTTAATGCACATAATTAGTCCTCATCTTCATCTTCGTAGGGGTCGAACAGTGGTATATCGGTTGGGTTAATTGGCTTAGGAAGAATCCAATCAGGGTATGAATCTCTATCCATGATGAGTGTCATACAGATTGACTCAGGGAAGCCTGCCTTCTTAAGCGCCTTCCAGTATTCATTTAGGGCTATGCAGTACTGCTCTAAAGGTGAGTAGTTATCATCAATAACCTGAACCTTTTGCACCTTGTTACTTGCTGGTTTCTTTCTAGCAGCCATGGCTCCTCCTATTTGAATGTTCCCGTATTACCGTCAAAGGCTTTACCAACCTTGTCGGAAATTCTTACCGCTTCTTGAACCTTTGCCATGGTTGTTCCTGCTGGTTGAATACCTTGAGCACGAGCATCCTTATAGGCTTTTAGTTCTGCATCCCACTTGCTTGTAGACATTGCTACCTTAGAGTTGGCATCGCCTACTCCCATTTCAAGGGTTGTAACTTTGCATCCAAAGCATCCTTCAATATATTCAGGGTGCGTTTGTCTTTGATGTAAATTCATTAGATAGCCTCTATGTAAGCGCCGTATCCCTGTGCTGTTAGGGCATCAGCGGTTGCCTGGTCAATAACAGTGACAGTTCCACCCATATACAGTTCTTGTGCAGATAGGGTTTCTGTCTGACTTGGGTATCGGTAAGAGGAGTAGATACCATTATGCCGCATCACAGTGACACCTCGTGTGATGGTGTAACGCTCAAACAATACTCCTTCACCCATTGGAGTTTCCTCAACAGTTGGTGTTGTGAATTTATACTGAGTCATTGTTTGTCCTTACTAATAAGTGAAGGGGCAGGGCTTTCGCCCCACCCCTCCCGCACGATTAAAGTGCAGCGATTGATGAGCCTGATTCAATGCGATATAGCGCAGCCTCACGGTAGCGGGCGAAACCAAGTACGCCGTACCATCCGATTGGGCGGAAACGCATCAAGCGGTCAGTCACATTACCAATAACAACGCCTGGCTCTTGAGCCACAGCCTCCGCCAATGCCTGCTTACCGCAGAGAATTGTGTCGAATACTTCTGTTACTGGTGTAACGGTTACAACAGTTGTTGCTGTGACAGCAGCAGTGTTTGCTGTGTCAACAGTAAATGTTGTTGTTGAACCTGATGTTGTGATAGCAGTAATCTTGGCACCAGAAGCGATACCTGTTCCTGCAATCTTGTCGCCAACTTCTGCACGAGAAGCAATGACGGCTGTTGAAGCAACACCGAATGTAAAGCCTGCTGATGTACCAGCGACTGTTACTGCTGTTGTTGCAAGAGCAGTCTGGTCAGCGCCAGCCTTCTCAGAGAACATGCGTGGGTTTTCTACATAGAAAGCACCTTCGTATGTACCGATTGTGCCAGCCCATAGGTTGCCCTGTGACTGCTCTGTGTGAGTGTGGATGTCACGCCATCCAACATTGCCTGTCTCAGCACGAAGGTCGTGTGAAACTTCTGGGTGAATACCTGCCCAGTATAGGCTTCCCTGACGAGGAACAGCCTTGTTTGTACGCAACTTAGCAACTGCCTTACGAAGGTTAGCAGATGTGATTGTCATACCTGCTGTGATTGTTGCTGTTGATGTTGCTGTACCTGAGTAGATAACATTTGTACCCTGACGAAGTGGTGTCTGGGCGATGACATCTAGTGAGTCAGCCATGTTGTATGCGATGATGTCAGCGATTGCTGGGTCAACATCTGAAAGTGAGAACAACTCTAACTTGCGAGTTGTAAGTGATGAGTTTCCTTGCTCATTTAGAGTTACAGAAACTGTGTTGACATCTGGTAGTGCTACTGCATCTACATCTGATGTCTCTGATAGAGCAGATGTTGCTGGTGCTAAGTCATTGTAAAGTGAGAATACAACGCTTGAACCTGGCATCGCCTGCTGCACTGGGCGCTTGTCAGCCACTGCACGAATCATTGGCTGGGCACGAAGTGCGAATTCTACATAACGGTCATACGCTGTTTTGACGAGTCCCGCCATCGAGGTAGTGTCGTTATATGCCATGTGTTCACCTCCTGGTGATTGGTTGATGTTTGTTTATTAGTTAAGTCCAAGGAGTGCATCTAGGTCCTCTTTACTCTTTACACCTGCGACCTTGGCGAACATGTCCTCATCAATACTTGGCATTGAGCCAGTTGATACGACATTGTTCATACGGTGTTGTGCTGAGAGGTCTGGACCCTTTTGTGTTGGCGCTTCATTTGTTTGAGCGGGCTGTACACCAAAGACATCTCCGTATTCATCTACCCACGCAGTAATAGCCTCCTCAGAGGTATCTACATCTTGTGGTATGAATACTGCAATCTTTGGGTTTAATCCCTTTGCCTGTAATACATCCTTGACAGTTCGTTGACGGGTCTGTGATTTAAGACCACCCAACTCCTGTTCTAGTTCTTTTGTACGCTTTTCAAGCGCACGGTTTACCTTACGGAGTTGAGACACCACATCTGTTGATGTGTCAATGTCATCTTCGTCATCGAACTGGTAATTTGTAGGCATCAGCCTATCTCCCTTGTTAGTAGTTGTATTCGCAATCCACAATGAAGTTCGGGGAAACTAAATTGGCTATTGCTCCTAGACTTGTACGCCCCCGTGGGCTAGTCGGTCACGGTGGGGATTCTTTTATATTCCTGGTGTTGAACGAAGTGATGAGCCAGTTACTCCAGCACCACCACCAAAGCGTGCGCCTTCGCGCTGTGCTCTTTGTTGTGATGCAAGCAGCGCTTCTGGGCTTCCTTCAATAACAGCCTTTAACGCTTCACCCTCGTTGTAAACTTCACCTTCAATTCCTGTAAGGCGTGATTGGGTTTCGCGTAATCGTGCTGCTTGAGCAAGTGATGTCTGCATTTGTTGTGCTGATAGTTTGGAATATGCTTCTGTTCCAGCAATCTGTTCTGCCTCAGCAGCAGTAATGCCTTCTAACTTAAAGCCCTTTTCACGACCAAAGCCAACAAACTGTGCAGCCTTTGCTTGCTTCTGGAGAAGTGGAAGTGCTCTATCTGAATCAAGAACATAGGCAGTAATGCCACCTTCTCCAATGTTGTACAACTCTTGTAGTTGTGTTCTAAGACCTGGAGACATAGCGCGAGCCAAGTCCTGACCTATCTGTAAGCGGTCTTGGAATTCTTTTGGTGCAACTAGGTTTCCAATAAGTTTTCCAAAATCATCAGGCGTGTCATAGAAACCTACTGGTACATCAAAGAAGCGTGCTGTCTGAGCAAATGCTTTTTCATCCTTGATGTATTCGGCTTCGGTAATTGTCTTACCTTTAGAGCGCAATGCTTTCATGCCTGGAAAACGCGCTTGATATTCTGGTTGGTCATAGAGTTCAAGAAGCACTGCTTCCTCAGAAGCATCTTCCATAATTCGTTTGTTAATAAAAGGAGCAAGGCTTGCTAAGCCAACAGCATCAAACATAGACTTAAGGCGGTCAGATGCTTTTGTTTTTGTAGCAAACTTAGCCGCAGCAGCATCTGCTTTTTGCTGTGCAATCAATGCATCAGTCTTTGCAGTAGCATCAGCAACCGCTTTAGTAACCGCTGCATCTACATCTGCCTGAGTAATTGCTTTAGTAGTCGTTGTTGATGTTGGAGTAGGGGTAGGGGTTGGTGTAAACCCAGAACTTTGAGTAGTGCTGCTTGCAGGAATCTTATAGAGTTGCCATTGACCTGTATTAGTTCCACCAATCCATTGGTAGTACATACCAGCAGGCGCATCGGTTGGCTTTGAAGCCTTATTAAATAATGGATTGCTTGCTGCTAAAGCCGCTCTGTCTGCTTCTTCTTTTGCTTGTCTTTCTTGAAGAAGTTGCGTGTTAGTTTTTTTGCTTCCATCAGGATTTAATCCTTTGGCAACATTTTCAGCCTTCTGTTGTTTTTCTAACTCAGCAAGACGGGCTTTTGATTTTTCTAGTTGAGCCTGTGCTCTGCCTAATAATACTTCGTCAGCAGTTAGTGAACCGCCGCCATCAGATACTTGTTGATTAAAGTTAAACATTAGATAGCCGCCATTCCAAATTTAGTAAGAATTGCAGTACCCCACTTGTCGTAGGTCTTTGTGGCATTTTCTGTGTACTGCCAACGCTCATCTTGCTTGATAAGTTTTTCGGCATCCCATGCTGGACGAGCAACAACTTTGCCAGTTTTCTCGTCAACCATAGTAAAGATTTTGCCATCCTTCCACAGTGGGTCATTCCAGTCAAGGTCATCTTCGTTTTGCTCAAGAAGGTCAGCCCACTTCTTACGCTGTGATGCTGTTACATCCCAAAGGGTACGACCTACTGCAAAGTCATCAGCAAACATTGGATAAAGCAAAGCCTGCTTATCACGAATTTCTTTTTTAATCTGTTCTGGTGTAGAACGAGAGCGAAGTCCACCTTCGGTTATTTCACCAATAAGACGGCGCTGGTAATCTTTTCTTGTTGTATCGCTGAGTGTAAAACCCATAAGATTTCCATATTGAGCCAAGTCTTGTACTGACTTTTCGTAGGCACCGCCACCGATTTTATTAACAATATCAGCATTGCCGATGATTGTATTCTCAATGTAGTCATCATCCCAGCCATTAAGGAATGATGTTTCCGCCAAGCCCTCTAGGTAGTCAGCAATAGTTGGGTCATTAACATCTAAGCCAATGGCTGTAGCAAGACCAGAGATAGTAATCTTGTACTGACCAACCTTTTGGTTGTAGTATTTCTCACCAAACTTATAGCGTGCAGCAACATTTGCAGCAACAGTTGGTCCATTATCTAGGTACCAAGAACTGCTGTTAATCATATCTACAATGGCATCAATAGTTCTATTAAAACTACCATCTGGGTTGCGTACTGAGTCGTAGATGTTCTTAAGTTCAGGAACATTCTTGAGCAGGTTGACAATCCAAGTCGTCATTGTTGGTACAGACTTGTCGCCTTTGCTTTGACCAAATGGGTCCGCTGCGCTTGCAGCGTTAATACCTTGAATAGTTGTTGTATCTACCATTATGGTCTAATCCCCAATGCCTTCTCAAGTGCTGAACCAAACACATTTGCTGTTTGGAATTCTGCATATAGTGGGTCTTTCTTAGCAAGTTCTAAAGCGGCAGCAGCAGTCTCTGCTTCACCGAAACCTGGTGTGGTTACAGGTGTCATCTTGCCCTTAATCTTCTTGTACTCAGTCTTTGTAGGTGTTGCCATTTGGCGAGCCTTAATACGCTCTGCAAATGCAGCAGCCTGCTCATCTCCTACGACAAGACCTGCCTCTTGTTCTCTGGCAGCCTTGTACATAGACTTAACATTTTCTTCTTTAAGAAGATTAACCTGGTATGAAGTGGAGTAGTCTTTTCCGCCACCACCCCATAGTCCGCGTTGGATGTCAAGGAGTTGGTAAGGAGTTAACTTCTGTCCTTGGCGACCAGCATCTTGTGATGCCTGCCCCCATGCTTCCCATTGTTGCTTAAGTTCAGCCAAGCCTGCGCTTGCGCTAACTACACCAGCAGATACAAGAGTTGCCTTCCATTGAGACAAAGCCTTTGGGTCTGCAATAGGAAATTGATTCTTCCAGTCTGTCAATGAAACAACATCTTTCATAGTTGTCTTAGGCTTAGCGCCTCCGCTACCCCATTGATACTCGCTTACAGTTACTGGCTTGCCTGTGTAAACACCGCCAGTGGTTAGGTTTGCAAAACTTCCGCTATTCATAATAGAACCAAGACTAAAGTTTGGATTGCTAAACAGTTGCTTACCTGCTGCAGTATTTGCAAGGGCATTGATGTCTCCACCTGCTGCCTCATATTGTGCTGCTGCCATCATAAGGTCTGTGTTGGCTTGTGCTGCTGTAGCATCAGGCACGCCTGAATCTCCACCACCCTGTACGGCTAAACCACCAAGACCAAGTGCTCCACCGCCAAGCAATACCTGCTTCTTAGTTGGCTTCTTAAGAAATGTCTTTGCTAAACTAACAACTGCTTTTCTTAAACCACCAGCACCAGCCTCAAGCACCTTTGGGTTGGCTGCAATATCTGTTGCGGCAGAACGAAGTTTGCTTTCTGACCAAGTAGGATTTTCCTCTTTAAGTATCTGATATATTACTTTTTCGTCCATAGTCCTATCCCAATGTCACAGGGTCATTTTGCAAGAAACGGTTATAGAAATCTTCAAACTCACCAGAGCCTTGAAGAAGTTGAGCGATAGTCTGATTCCACAAACCATCAAGGTCTGAGTTATCTTTTGCTGTTAGGGTGGATGACATTCCGTATGCCTTACGGCTTGCTAACTCTCTGGCAATCTGGCTGCGTAGATTTAGATATACAGCGATAGATTGAACAACAGGTCGGTTACCGTTTTCCTTCATCCATGTTGGGTCTGAAAGCATGGTAGTCATAGACTGCATGCGATAAATCCACTTGCCTCTATCTACGCTGTAGTAGTCAGCAGCCCAATCTTTATTGCGGTTAGTCATGTCAGCAACCATCATCTGCTTAAGGGTCTGTAGTTCCTCAGCACCATTGTCATTGAATGATGTGTAGCCCTGTGCAAATAGTTGTGAGTCCAAAAGGTTCATATTCTTACGGAACTCAATCCAACCCATCTTTACATTAGCATCCTTCTTCAAGTCTGCTGGGTTGCGGCGACCTCTGTAGTTCTCTGTAGAACCAGGAACAGGTGCATTGCCATACTGCCATGCGTACACAGCCTCTGAGAAATCATACTTGCCATCAGGGTCATTGACCAAGAAGCCAATCATTTCAGGTGTAGTCTGACCAATTTTGCTAATCAAACCGCTGTACTTCTGAGTATTCTTAAATGCAGCCTGTGATGCGTTAACACCCGTTGGATTGTAAGAAGCGCTAATCAAAGCAGGTGACATTTCAGGGTACATCTCAAGGAACAAAGCCTCTGCATCCTGTCCGTATACCTGCTGTAGACGGCGGAACTGCTGTGTGTAGAAACTTAATGTTGAGTCATACTGTGCAGCAAATGGCATTACCAAGTTAGAAAGCATCTTAACCTTGTAGAGGTTATCTGCCATTGTTTTAATCTCACCAAGTTCAGGCAATGTATTGCGCTCGCCAAGGTTAAAGCGAATCAATTCATAGCGGTAAACAGTATTAAATGTACGGCTCCACGCTTCATCCTGACCTCGTAATGAGATAAGTTTCTGTGCTGCAGGTGGGAACAACTGGCGTAGAAAGCCTTCTTGTGGACCAAATGGAAGCACTGGCAACACTGTTGATGTAACCAAGTCCTCAAGGTCTGGCTTTATTTTAACTATCTCATTGACTGGCATAGTTACAATAGGACCAAATCCTGCAATCGCTTCACCCTGGAACAGGATGTCAAGGCTTCGGATTGGAATAGACATCTGAGTTCCTGATGAACGCAATGCCTCTGCCATTCCCTTACCCCAGCCAGGAATCATGCTAACTGTTTTGATTGCACCTTCTGGCATAGGTAGGACAATCTTGTTGTCATAACTAAACTCAGTAGTTTGGTTACCATCTTGGTCAACCACATTTGGCTGGTTACGCAGAGAAGAAATAACCTGTCCTGCACGGGCGACAACTGCTGGATTATCCTTAGTAAGTCCATACCAACGGCGAATAGTGTTTTCCCATGCGTTAAAGAACGGCATAATGAAACGCATCTTTTCGCCTGCGTATGATTTGCGAATAATAGTAAAGAGTGTGCTGTTAACTTCCTTGCGTGTAGCCTCAATGACCTGTCCGCGTAGGTTGTTAATGTCATCTACTGTAAGTTCGGCAGCATCGCCTTCGTTTAAACGCTTTGTGGCAAGAGCAATATCTAAACGATTCTTGTACTCTGCACGATAAATCTGACGGGCTAGTGGGTGACGAGCCACTGTAGTTTCGGGTAATGAACCTAAGAAGTGGAAAGCACGCTCTACAACCTTACTCATACCCTCTTGCCATGTACGGGCTTCTTGGCTTGTAGGCACAATACGACCGATAATGTCTGGCATATTTGGGTTATCAGTAAAGTGTGTACGCAACCATTGCTCTGTTGCATCACCAGCACGGAAGGCTTCTTGCACTTCATTGTCTGGAAGGTAGCGCTGATAGGCGCTATACAAGTCACCAACAAAATCTTCTGCATCCATAGATACATTTAAACGCTCTGACATTACCTTGATACCAGGAACATCAATGTTAAACTTACGAGCGTAAGCAACATTCTCTGGCTTGCGTAACCATGCAACAGCCTGCTCTGGCTTCATTCCATTAAGGAACATTTCAACGATAGGGTCAATACGACCATCAGGTGAGCGGAAGAATGAGTTCAGTTGGTTAGCATAACCTGTGTAGTACTCAGGCATCTTGGCTGTGAGGCGAGCCTCTGTAAAGTTTGAGTGTTCTGCTGCGAATAACTGTGATGGATGGTCTACAAAATTGCGGTAGGTTTGAGCGTTATCAGTTTGAGATAGTAGGATTGCTCCACCTTCACCTCTAAATGAATCGTCAAACTCAACCATGCTGCCATCGTAAAGTCTTTCTGTACGGCGACCTGTGCCTTGAATCTGGCGAGGTGCAGCAATGCGACCTTCTTCTACAAGGCGTGCATCAAGTCTACTTAGTAGACCATTCATGTCACGCTTTGCTGCAGCCTGCCCATCGGCAAACTCACGAACAAGACTTACAAGCCCGTCTGTTGGATACTTTCTTGTGCTGAGGATGGCTTCGAGTTCATCAATGCGTTTTCCAAAGCCCTCCGTGCCAATAACTCGGCGAACGCCCTGCGTTCCTCCTGGGACATTTCCGATACTGGCTTTGGTGCCTTGACCCAATGCAAATTCTGCGCTGGCATTTTTATCTCCTGTACCCTTAGTGTTAATCATTGCATTGTCCCAGTCGCCCTTTTGAATGGCGGCAAGGTCAGCAACTTCAACTTGGTTTCTTTCAAGTCCTAGTTTAGCAGCCTTTGCTTTATCTACAATAACATTCGTAGGGTCAGCCCAGATATGTGGCACGCCATCAATGTCTTGCACCCAAGTACCAAAATGGTCTGCTGTGCCAAACTTCTCAAGGTTCTTCTCAAAGTGCTCAGCCATAGAATCAATCCATGCTTGAGGATTATTGCGAGCATCTTCTACGGAGAATGTATGTGTAGCACCACGGATAGCAACAGAGAATCCTGATGTAGGAACATCGCCAGTAAATGAAACTGTTGCGCCACCATTCTTGATGGTGTCCTCGATTAGTTTAGCCACACGAGATTCATCAGAAAGTAATTGCTGCTGGTTTTTAATTGCGTTTAAACGCTTTTCAGCAAGCAGAACAGCAGGCTGTTCACCAAAGGCTTCTACCATCTCTGGGTCTACAAGAACTGTAGCGTTGCCATTAGCCTTAGTATCAGGAAGTACTAACTTTCCTACGCCATTAGCACGCATCCAGCCAAGGAGTTGGTCCTCTTTGCCTTCCCATGCTGCACGAGTTTTCCAACCAGCAGTTTCTCCAACACCAAGAATCTTTTGCAATTCTGGGTAGTCTTTTAAACCTAGTTTGGCTCGGTTACCTTGGAATAAACGAAGGTCAATGCTTTCTCCATAAACCTTGTTGCCAAGGACTGCACCTTGATTGCCAGGTTTACGAATACGGAATGTGCCTTGAACAAGCATCTTCTGAGAAACTGTATTTGGGTCAATGGTTCGCCACTGTCCTGTTTGAGGGTTCAGTAGTTCTACTTGATTACCATTGTTTACTGTGTTGATGAAGCCATCGCGCATGTCTGCACCGATAGTTTCCATAGCAAGTGATGGCTTCTGCTTAGGAGCAGCCTTTGGAAGGATTGCTTCAACAGTAACTACAAATCCAGAATCTACATTTCCGCCACGGCTAATAACACGAAACTTTGTTCCAGCAGGAAGTAAAACTTCCGACTCTCTGTTAACCATCATTAGCGTTTCACGGCTAATTTGAGTTCCTGTTTTATTAGAAAAATCTTGATAAGTTGCGCCAACATCTAAACCGTTTAAACCTTTAGGAAGTTTCATTTTTATTTGCGTAGAAATGGTTTCTTCTCCTGGTATAAACATATCTTCGCCAGGTTTAAGATTTGTATTTAATGTTGGTATTTTATTTAAAGGATTTGGAGTTGCAAAATTTCTTGCAACATCATCGCTATAACTTGTTGAAACAAAAGCAGGTTCTTCGATAATATCGCCAACTTGCGCGTTAGCAAAAATATTTCTTGGGTTAGTAGTTCCACGATATACAGTTAGTGGTTCTTTAAGAACGCTTCGCTGAATTGTTCTCTGTAATGTTTTTGGAAGTTCTGGTATATTTCGTCCACGAGATATTGCAAAATTTGCATCACGCAATCCTGCTTGAATATCTTGAAAGTTTCCTGCTACATACTCTGTAAGTTCTAAAAATTCATCTTCACTGAGTCTGTCAATAATTGCTTCTGAACCAATTTCATCAGCAGCAGAACGCTCAATGTTCTTAGGCAAGCGACCAGCACGACCAGTCATGCGCTTGTAAATATCAGCGGCAGAAACAGTTGGCATTGCAGCATCGGCATAGCGGTTAGCAATATCCTGTGACAGGCTCATCGCAAATGGACGAGTGTTATCTAAACCATTGATAGGAGTAGGTGTTCCATGGTATAGATACTCACCAGTTGCATACTGGAAAACATCAATAATTTCTTTTAACTGCGCTTCATCTAACTTGCCATTAAGGAACGCACGCTCTGCTGCTGGCAAGTATGCAAGCAACTCGTTGTACATGCGGTCAGCAGCACCAAACTCATATTGCTTCTCAGCAAATAAACGGCGCAGTTGAATAGAATCTTCACGAGCGCCTTGTGATACTAAACGGCGGTCAGTGATGCGCTCAATGTCGCGTACACGATTTGAGTACCATGCATCAAAGCCTTCGCGGTTTAAGTCACCTAGAGCCATTAAGCCGTAGCCCTTAGCCATGATAGACAGCGCACCTTCTGACACATTTCTTACTGTGTAACCAAGGCGTAGAAGAACTGATGCCTTCCACATGTCATTCATAATGCCAGTGGTATAGCGCCATGAGTCTGGGTCTACAACATCAAAGCCACCTTCTAGTGCCTTGAGAAGTCCCTTGTTCTTCATAAGAACACGCTCGTAGTTTTCCAAGTCAACCATTGGTAAAGCGTTAGCGCCTTGGCGTTCTAAGTAAGGAATCTTAAGAATAACATCATCATTAGTCATTAAGAACTTGCGGTCCTTAATCATAGAGCGTGCAGTCTCACGGCGAGACTTGTATGCTCCCCAGATTTGTGCGCCTGCTTCATCGGAGATACCGAGTTTGCGGTTAATAGATGTAATCGCTAAATCTTCAAATGACTCAACTACACGAGCACGAAGTTCTGGTGTGCCACCTGACTGGATGTAATCGTTTAAATGTCTTTGGACAATCGGGTTTGCTTCGTCTCCAACAACACGGCGAAGAAGATTGCCAAATGCCGCAATTTCGTTATACGAATCAGAATCGTTAAGGTTAATATATCCTGCTGGCTTTTCCTGGAAAGCATCGCCTACCTTTTTCACGCCGAAGTTAACAACCGCAACTAGCGGATGATACTTTGTAGGTTGGAAGTAACCTACTGTAGGGAAACTTGTTGGTGAATCAATATCATCAACTTTGCCACGGATGCCTGCTGCACGCCGCTCTGCTCGGTTAATAGCCATCTTTTCAAATGGTGATGCACCAAAAGTACGCTTAGTTAAATCTGCACCCTTGTCATTAAGGGTTGTTAAGTAGCGGAAATAAACATCTTCATCAAGATTCTTGACAAGAGCATCTGCTGAATCTAACTTGTTGATGTCATCTACAATGCCGTTAGTTGGGATATTGTCCAACATATTAAGTTCTGTTGTAGATGTATCTTTAATCTTATCCATAACAAAGGCTAGGTCTTTACGCTTGGCGACAAGACGAGCCATTGCTTCTTTGTCCTTAAGCGCTGTAGCCATAAATGTATCTGCTACATCATCTACAGTTTTTGCCTCACCTAAAAGGTATGACAATGTATCTGCATCATTAGAAAGTTCAACAGTTGGATGGCTGCGTGATGAAACTTGGTCACTCTTAGCAAACCATGAAAGCGTATTGTAAAGTTCTCCGCCTTCTTCACGACCCTCGTTAATTGTTCTTGCAAGAGTCTCAGGAGAAATAATAGTTGTCTTACGGATACTCTTTGGCATAAAGAAGTCACGAGCCAAAGTTGAAGCGTTAGCATCAACAGCACCCATTGGGCGTGTAACCAAAGCCTTACGAGCAAGACCTGCAGCCTTGCCAATTTTGCCTAGTGGGTCAGTTACTGTTGTAAAGAATGTGTCGTAAGCACCAGTGATAGTGCGAAGATTCCAGTCTGTTTCAAAGTCTTTTCTGTCATTAGGATTGAAGATGTCAAAACCTTCATCAAATCCCATTACCGCATTACCTGTTACAGGAAAGCGTGACTGCAAATAAGCAAGTGCTTGTCCTGGAGAAATCTCATCACGGTTTTCCCATGACTTTTTTACATCACCAGTTGCAAGTGTTGTTAATGCTGCTGATAATGGCTCACGAAGGTAACGACCACCAGTTTCGTATGACAACTGTGCTGCTGGAAGCAAAGCCTTTTGGATTGCAAAACCTGATGCTTTACGAATTGGGAAAGATGCTGCTAACACTGATGAACGAAAAGTATCGCCAGCAATGTTAAAAGCATCGCCTACCCAATTCTTGTCATTAGATGACACAGAAGCAAGGTCAAACAATAAAGTCGGTAAGCCTATGTCGTTGGCAAATCCGTTACCTTGAAGTTTTTTGGCAAAACCGCCAAGTGTCTCGGAAAAACTCAAAGTACACTCTTTAGGTATCGTACATAGTTGCGGAAATTATTTGATGTCTGTGGCAACTCTGCAAGTGTTGACAAGTATGGAAGTGCTGCACGCATACGGTCTGCATCTTCTGAGTTAGCCATTGAATCTGTTGCATACATTGTGTCTGTAGCCATGCTTCCACCAGTGCGGACATCTTCCTCAGGGCGTTGAGTAGGTGCATCTAGTGGTACAAGTTTTGCTGCGCTGTCGCCTCGGAATGGGCGTTGACCTGATGGGGAAGGAACTGTAGAGAACGCTGGGTTTGAGCCACTCATTTGTGCTGCAGTCTGTAGGTCATAGAAGTCCTGTGCGCCGTCTATGCCTGCTGCATAGCGTGCTGGTTGACCATTAGTTCCCGCTCCGCCTGTTGCGGATACCTCAAAGTTCTGATTTTTTGGCAGTGCCATAGTTCCCTCACAATTAAGTTCAGTCTTTTAAAATTAGTTGAGCAGTTTTAAATCATGCTCAGGATTAAGAATTACTTACCTGACCCGCGTGTGCCGCTTGGTTGCTTTGTTGTGTACAACATACCTGACTTATTAGACATCTTCTTAACAGATGACTTCATAGGCTTCTGGTAGTTAGGCTTACCTGCTGAACCTTGGTTCGCTGGCTTCTTTCCTGTTGCTTTCTTTGCTGTCGCTTTCTTCATTTTTCACCCCCTTTATACTGGTACTCGTCTTTGGAGAGAAGCCTGTAGATTAGGTTCGCCTCTCGCTGTTAATCCTGCTAAAAGAGATTGAACATCTGGACGACCGCCTGGAGCAATCTGTCCTGGTGCTACACCTTGCATACGACCAGTTGCAGACATACCTAGTGGAAGTTCGCCCTCACCTGGCGGGACCGCTCCTGGCTGCCCAATCATGTCAGGACTTACGATACCCTCAGGGGTCATCGCACCAGGTGGGGGATTCTGTGGTTTAAACGCATCAGAAACCGCAACCTCAATAGAGGTTCCCTTCTGGCGTGCATTGATAACGGCTGAAAGTTTGTAAAGAATGTCAGACGGGTCTTGACCTTGAGAAGCAAGGGCTGGAATAGCCTGAGCATAAGAAGCAATCGCTTGCTTCATTGCATCGCGTAGTTCTTCGGTGTCAACTTTTTCTTCTTCCTGTGTTGCATTGAAAGAAAAAGGCATCTGACGGCGTAGGAAATCGCGTGAAATCAACTTATCTCCGCGAGCCTGTAGACCAAATACCAAAGCGCGGTTAGGGTCAAGTCCTGCCATCAAACCATATTGAACATCTACAGTGTAATCACCATCAATGTCCTTCTTTGGCTTGTACTTGATGTTATATGGAGTTCCATTGCGAGTACCGCGCAGGTTCTTCTCAACATCGGCAAATACCATTTCGTCAACCTTGAGAGCAAGGCTCATCAATTCGACAAATGCACGAGCAAACATTGCATGTGCTGTTTTAATCTGTGTATCGAATCCACCCATAAGGGCTTGAACACCACGACCTGTAACGATTGAAGCATCAATGTTACCTGTACGAGATTCAGGATAACGAGAGCCTAAACGCAACTCTCCTTCAAGAACCTGCTGCTGTGCAAAAGCACCTGCTGGTATCTCCAATGGGATTCTTCGGACATCCTGAGGTCGTTCTGTACGAATGATAGCATCTGGTCCAAGAGCAATATCACTGACATCTCTTGGCGCGACCATGGGTGCTTGAACTGCTTTAGTTGCTGCTTCAAGTGAGAGAAGTGCATAGCGTGCCTTTGCTACTTGGATTGGCAATACATCATCAAATTGACCACGAGCCTGTGAGTCAAGTGATGGGCGCATAACAACGCGGACCATACATTCGCCAATAGGATTTTTAGCACGGTCAATAACAAGGTTATTGCGTGTTGGTACAAATAAAACATCTTGGTCTTTGTCGTGATAACGCACAACTTCTAACAAAGATGTCATTGAGTTGTGCTCATCCTTGTCGTACAAGATGTGTGCGTACTCTGGGTACAAAGCCATAAGTTCAGATACTGGCTTCATTGTGCGCTGGTAGAGAGCGTTAACATTTCCAAAGCGGTCAATGATTGGGTAAGAACCAACTGCTTCTAAGAAACGGATGCGAGGCATCTGCGCTTCCATGTCGAACTCTACTTGTGCTGGAACAAAACCATAACTGATATAGCGGTCAGCGGCTGTGAACATTTGACTTTGCAAATCAGAAAAGTCAACATAAGAGTTAACAATTTCTTCACGCTTGTCTGCCTTCTTGCGAGCAGACTCTGACACCATTGTAGGTGAGTTGCAGTTAAATGCTGGTAGCGGAGCAATTACTTCTGACAAATCGCGTGCTGCGATGTCCACCATATTTGCCACGATAGGATTTTCAAAAGGACCATCGGGGAAAAGGTCTGGGTAAACATCACGCATGCGACCCTTGCGGACAAGCAGCACTGCTTCCATGCGGCTGTCTCGCTCGGCGAATTGCTGGCGGTAGCGGTCATAGTTATCTTTAATATCATCTAAAGATAGAGCCACATTCGCCTCCTGTTCTATGCGTATAGTTCGTCAAGATTGACGGTGTATTGTTGTGAGCGGTCATACGGCGTATGAAACATACCCATTCTGTTGTGATTCTTAGAAAAGTTAGTTGCACTTGCCAAGCGGTCACGACATCCAAGTTCTGCGAACCAGAACGCCATGACTGTATCTGTCTTTTGTGACTTAGGTGAATCTGGATACCATGTCACAAGTTGTTCAATGAGAGCCTTAAGACCCTCGGAAGAATGTGTTGAAGGGAACTCAATAAGAGCATTGCCTTCATCCCATCCATAAAACAAAGTTGTTAGAGATGCCACACCAAAGTCTGAGTCCCACTTGTTCTGACCAGTATGGTGTTCACGCAACATAGAGCCACTGCGAGTTAAGAACTCACGGACTTCTCTATCCTGCGTAAGCATTGTCTGAAATGCGTTCTTCTCAACACGCCACTCTGTAACTCTGTAGCGTTCAGTCCAGTCTTTAATTAAATTACGAATGTCATCTGGTTTCATCCCCGCAACATTGGAGACATCCAGCAAGTAACGCTTCTGCGTAGAAACATCCAAGCCAAGAACCACAGCGGCGGTATAACCAGAGCCAGCGGGGTCAAGACCAGCAACCACAATAAGCCCGTCCATACCATTAGGTCGAACGCCATGCTTACCTTTCGGGATAATCCCAATATTGCGAGCGCCGTTAATAACGCCTTTGATAGCATCTGATGGGAAAGCAGAATCTTCGTGAACCTGTTGCTGTTGGTAGACCATCGCCCACAAGTTTGGGGACATACGGCTTCGCTTCTTATGCAGTGCTGGACCTGTCCACTTGTCGTAGAGTCCGTCCTCATCAGGTACACCATTGCCAGATACGGGAGGCATGTTGGTCTTAGCCCAGAGCGTAACCCAGTCCTTCGAGTCATCTGCGAACTCCAATACGGCAGGTTGGGCAAAGTATGTCCAAGGGGATGTCTCGTCTGGATAGCGCATAGGGTCACGCAATTCGGAATATAAATCTCGTGGGCGTAGTCGAGTGCCTACAACCAGTAGTCGTCCGCCGTCATTGTCAATACGAGACATAACTTCGGATTGAATCCAGTCAATCTGCTTCTCGTACTCATGGGCGTTAGTGTGGTCAACACAGTCGTCCATGATGATTAAGTCAGCACGGGCACCATAGATATGACCACGAATACCCACAGCCTGAACTGTAGGGTCCTTTTCTCCAGAGTCACGAGACTCGGAGGATAGGTAAATTAGGTCCTGCTTCCACGAATCGGAATTTTTTTCATATCCCCCTGGCGGACCAAAGGTTAGTTGTAAATCCTGATAACGAGGATGGGTTAGACGATTCTTGATAGAAAGCAGGAATTTCTGTGCCATAGCCTGTGTCTTAGACACAATCATTATTCTGATATTAGGGTTCTGGCAAATCCGATATACCGCATAGTTTACTGTAATGGTCGTAGACTTAGCGTGTTCTGGTGGGGTGTTGACTATGATTAGGTCTGATGACCCAGGTTCATAGGAGATAGCAGGATGTACATCCTCAGGCTCTCGACCCTCTAGTAAATCAATCCAGTGCTTTTGATGGGGGAATACTTGGACCCCTAAAAATTTTTCTGAAAACTCTGGGAAGGGTGGTACTTCCCCTCGTGGAGAGCCGACCTCACCCCGTGCTGTTAAAGAGCGAATCTTATCAATGGCTAAGGCAAACTGCTCATCGGTCTTTCGGTAGTACTCATAGGTCTTAACACTTCGACCTACGGCATCCATCGCCTTTTGGACAGAGTACCCCTGCATTAGGAAGTCAATGACTTGCTTTTTAATAGCATCGCTTTTATGCGAAGCAGAGGTTGTTCTCTTTCTTTCCATAGCATGCTCCAAAACCATTTGTGGTGAGTTTTGGGGCAAACTCTAACCGAAGGCGAAGTCTAAACGAAGCCGAAGGTTAGGGCTTCATTTAGGGTGCGCCCCTAGAGGGCGCTGTTGCTTAGCAGAGAGGCTCCGATAATTTCGCCTCTCACTATACTATAGGTGTCCAGAAGGACACTATTGGACATCTTAGGGCATGTGATTTACATCACATAGCCCTTGTGGGGTAAAAGTGCAGGTCAGACCCCCACCACTATCAAAGTTATGTAGGTAGAGATATACCGATACCGATACCAGCAGTTTAATAACCCTGGGGTGATGACTCACCCACCTGCAATGCTTGCATGTTTAAACGATAAGCACCTGCTTGCAAGGCTATGCATGCAGGCTTGGCTAGGACAAGGCAGGGCTAGGGCAGGCTGAGGCACTGACTCTGTATAGGCTCGCGCTCTTTCCTAGTATCGCGCTCCCCCCCCCCAGCATGCCGGCGCAGGCT